TCATTTCTGTGGGAGCTCCAGATCCACCGGCAAGCCCCACAGAGTGGTCTTCCCCAGCCCCAGCATGGCGCGCACGAACACCGTCTGCAAGCCATCCAGGCGGTGCTGCCTCATCGTCACCGTGGGGTGCTGGTACACGCCCTTGATGCCGCGCGGCTTGTGCCCGGCCTGCTCGTACATCAGCGACGCCGCCACCATGATCTGCTCCTGGAGGGTGTCGTGGGTGTGCCGGGCGCCACGCATCGTCAGCCCGGGCGCGAGTGGTTCCCACCCCTCCCGCGCCGCCACGCCCCGGCGCCGCTCCCTGGCCGGTCGGCCGTCTGCAGCCGGGCGGATGGTCTTGCCCCAGTTTCCCCGCCGCCACCAGCTGCCGCTCTCGGTCGACAGCAGGAATCTGTGCGGCCAGACCTCGGCGCGGTGCTGCCACAGGCCAGCGAGGAACGGGGGGATATCCACATCCCGAATGCGATGCTCGTTCTTCAGCGGCTCCAGACGGAGCACCGTGCCCAGCTTCTCGCCGTTCGGACCCCGTTCCTCGTACTCAGCCACCTCCTGAACAAGGCGCAGGACGGGGCACGACCAAGGGGTCCCGTCGATGTCGAGCTGCTCTCGGGTCAGCAGGTGGTCACTCTCCAGGCCCAAGCCTTCGCCCCAGTTGACGCCCGTGAAAGCCGCGGACAGTAGCTGGAACCCGTCCTCGAACCCGAGCCGCTCCGCAACCTGGATGACCTGGGCCGGCGGATACCACTTCGATTCGTCCGCCTTCTTCGGCACGACGCCGAGCACCATGACCGGCTTCGTACGGCGTCGGCCGACCAGCGGGTTCGCCAGCAGGTGCCGCGCGTCCACGGCTGCGGTCAGGATCGTCGACATCAGGCTGACCACGTGGCCCTTGGACACGTCGTCGATGCGCAAGTCGTTCACCTGCCAGGCGTCGACCGCGAACCACGTGATGTCGCGCAGCGGTGTGTGTTGCCACCGCGGGAGGATGTGCCCCTGCAGCTGCTTCCACCGGGTGTCCACGGTCTGGCCGCGTTTCGGCCGGGCCCGCATGAACTCCTGCGTCCAGGTGCCGAAGTGCTTGCTGCTCAGCTTCGGATCGATCCACCGGCCGGCCCTGATGTCAGCTTCCTGGTCGAGGCCGTAATCCTTGGCCGTCTTCTCGGTTGGGAAACCCGACTTGCTGCCATAGTTGATGCCGTCGGGCAGCAGGAACTTCGCCTTCCAGGTGTACGACTTGGTCGGCTTACCGTGCTTGACCTTGTAGACCTTCTCTGCGTAGGCCACGCCCACCCCTCCTGGTGTTCTCCGGCCGGCGGGGCACGCAGTCGTGTCCCCGCCGTGCCGACAGAAGTGGTGCTAGGCGACCAGGCCAAGCGCGGCCAGCAGTCCCGGGTCAGCGTTAAGGCGGCGTCCAAGCACAGCGGCCTGCTCATCGGTGATGAGGTCGGCGTTGAGGTGGACGACCGGCGGGCAACCGGGCTTGCGGTAGAGCACGGCGAGAGCGCCGGTGGGATTGGTCTGCACGCGCATGGTCCGCAGCAAGGCGGACCACCCCCTTACCTGGTTGGGATGACCCCCCTCCGCAGGTAAGCGGAATTCTGTCACACGATTGGCATATGCGACGGGCGTTCGAGTGGCGTGTTGCGCCGGATGGGTTACTACTCTTCCTGCTCCTCGCCGTCAGCGAGAATGTCGTGAGCGGCGCGCTGGAACTTGCTCCACTGCCTCTCCAGCCTGCGCCGCTGGGCTGGAGTCAGGTCGCGCTCCTCACCCCCCTTCCAGATGATGACGACGCTTCCGTCGCCGTCGCCCATCGGTACCGCGGTGGCGTCGACCACCTGGCCGCCGAGCAGCGCGCCCTTCACGCGGGCAGTGAGGTCGTCCAGTAGGGCGTCGACACCCGCTTCGATCGGACTGTCCGAGACGGGACCCGCGAACCGCTCAGCCTCTCCCCCAGCCAGCACGGTTTCGATGCTGCCCTCAGCCCATCCGAAGCGCCGCTCAACGGCACGGTGCAAGGGCGTGACCTTGCGGTACTCGTGTCCGCTCTCCAGCTTCTGAATCGCCGAGCGCCCGACTCCAAGCTCGGCCGCGAATGCGGGCTGGGGCAGGCCAAGTGCTTCGCGTGCACTCGCGATGTAGCGCGAGAGCCGGGCCCAGTCTCTGTCCATGGGCACATCATGCCCTACATCCATGCAACCACGAAGCCCAGATCAAGCCGTTTGACCTGCATTTAAGGCGGTGAGCGGTTGCATGCATTCATCCACCCGCACCCCAGCCATGCCCGAGACTGCCCTTAAAGAGTGCCGAGACTGCTTGCTTTACGGGCGGACCGATGGTTAGCTCCTCTCGTGACACCGAACGGAACCGCAATCCGAGCCATCCGAACCGCCTCCGGGATTGGCCTCCGGGTGCTCGCATTGCGGGCTGGACGGCATCGCAGCTTTCTGTCCCGCGTCGAGCGCGGCTTGGCCGGCGCCAGCGACGACACACTCCGCGCGGTCGCCGACGCCTTGGGCGTCGAGGTCGGCGCCATCACCAGAGAGGACTCGCCGTGACCAGCAAGGTCGCCGACCCGCAGTTCACCGCCGAGGAACGGCTGCGGCTCTACACCATCGCGCAGGTCATCGAGATGGGGCTCCTGCCCTACACCGAACGCACGCTGAAGATCGCGTGCAACCAGAAGCGGATTCCGCACACCCTGATCAACCGCAAGATCCGGTTCCGCCTGGCCGACATCTACGCCGCGCAGGAGATGTGCGCGGTGAACCCGGGCACCCGCGGCCGCCGCCGCGCCGCCGCCTGACCGGCCTCAGACATGGGTCGGGCCCCCGCCCGGCAGCACCCGGTAGCCCCCGGAATGCCGGCCCGCGAGAGCCCAGCGACCCACTCCAAGCACACCCGATCAACGGAAGGAGTAGGCCGAGATGAAGCCTACCGAACTCGGGCTCCAGAGCCGCACGTTCACCGTGTTGGCTGGCCTCACCGCCCGTGCGGACGCCGCCGGCGTCCCGGGCCCCGCGCCGCAGTGGCGCGTCACCGACGACATGGTCACCGGCTGGATCGACACCGCCGACGGCACCGCGTTCACCGCGCTGGACGGCTGGTTCCGCCGCGTACTTGGTGCCGGGCGGTTCGAGACCCGCACCGAGCAGCGCCCCGACGGCCCCCGCTGCATCTGGGCGATCGGCACCGTCATCGAGGACGTCTCCGTGCACCTCGCCGCGTCCGTCCCGGCCGGCGCCGCGCAGCGCCAGCAGGCGGTGGCCGCGTGAACGCCCTGCCCGGAATCGCCGCCGTCCACGTCCTGCTCGCCAGCCACCCCGAGCTGGCCGCGCTGCCGCTCGTCTGGACCATCGACCCCGACGGCACCATCGACCCCGACCCGGCGTTCTGCGCCGAAGGCAGCCACGAGGCCGTCCGCGCCCTGGCCGCGGTTCTCGGTGTGGCGACCGTGCTGCACGAAACCGTCAATGCCGGCGAGACCTACAGCTGCATCGCGCTGGTTCACACCGCGCGGCTGTCCGGACTGCAGATTCGGTCCTACGGCTACAAGCAGGTGACCGGATGACGCCCGAGCCGATGTCGTCTGCCGCGGTCGAGGCCGCCCGGGCTCTGCCGACGATGAGCGCCGTGGTCACCGAGAACGGGCCGCTCATCACGCCGATCGAGCAGGCCCTGGCTGCTGCTGGCCGCCGCCACGACCGCGCCCGCCAGCAACTCCTGGCCGAGGTCGACTGGCTGGCCGCTGCGCTGGCTGACCAGCTCGCCGCAGCGTCCGTCCTGCCCGTCGTCTGGCGGGCCGAGGTCGACGGCATCCCCCTCGGCACGTACCGCCGCCCCGAGGACGCGCGGGCCCACTGCGAGGACGCCCAGCCCAACCCGGACGCCCAGCCGACCTGGTACCCGGAGGAGGACGACGAGACCGAGCCGGTCGCGCTGCGGATGCACCTCCCCGGGCCCGGCCGCTGGGAGGTGGCCACGGAGTACCGGGCCGTCCCGGTCTTCGTGCTCGACGAGTACGTGTCCGTCGAGGAGGACGGGTGACCGCCTCCCTCGCGATCCTCGCCGCCGCCCTGGCGGTGATGGCCGGCCTGCTCGCCCTGCCGCGCCTCCAGCGCCGCCGGGACGCCCGACGCCTCCACGCCGAGGTCCGCAGCAACACCCCGACCCGCCAGCCCAGCCAGCACACCGAGGAGTCCTGATGCGCATCGTGACCGCCGCTCAGCAGGAGAAGACCCGCCGGCTCATCCGCCTGCTCCAGCAGCAGCTCGCCGACGCCCAGGCCGCGGTCCTGGAGCAGGCCGGCGCGAACGGCAGGCTCGCCGCCCGCGCCGAGACCGCGCAGGCCGAGCTGAAGAGCAACTGCGTCGAGCTCGCCGACAGCCACCGCGAGATGGCCGAGCAGATCGACCGCCTCCAGGGGCAGGTCCGGATGCTCCAGCGCGACCGCGACGGCCTGCGCAGCCAGCTCGACCACGCGCTGTACGACGACAAGCAGCTGACGCTCATCGCGGCCGGCAGGACGAAGGACGCGGCGTGATCGCCACCGGAAACGACGAGTTCTCGCAGCAGCTCGCCGAACGCATCGGCCAGTTCATCATCGAAGCCGACGCCCGCAGCGACAGATCCCAGCAGACCGCGATCGGGCCGTCGGAGATCGGCAACCCGTGCGACCGGGCCATCGCATACAAGGTTCTCGACTGGCCGGAGACCAATACCGCCCGCGACCCGATCGCCGCGATCATCGGCACCGGCTTCCACATGTGGATGGCCGAGAAGTTCGAGCAGCGCAACGCCGAGGGCCGGTACAAGATCGAGCAGCGCGTCACCGTCCGCGACGGCTACGGCACCGCCGCCCCGATCACCGGCAGCGCCGACCTGTTCGACGTGCTGCTGGCGGCCAACCTGGACTGGAAGCTGGTCGGCACCAGCAGTCACGACAAGTACCGCCGCGGCGGGCCCGGGAAGCAGTACCGCGTCCAGGCGCACTTGTACGGCCTGGGTCAGGAGAACGCGGGCACCCCGGCGGCACGTGTCGTCGTCGTCTTCATCGCCCGCTGGCACGAACTCAAGGTGCACGTCTGGTCCGAGCCGTACGACCGGCAGGTCGCACTCGACGCCCTCGCCCGGCTCGACCGGATCCGGCAGCAGGTGCTCGACCTCGACGTCGAGTCCAACCCCAAGAGCTGGCAGCAGATCCCGATCGTCGACGACGCCAGCTGCAGGTTCTGCCCGTGGCTGCTGCCCGGCAGCACCGACCTGTCGAAGGGCTGCCCGGGCCTGCAGCGAGAGCGCACCGGCTACGAGGGGCTGATCGCGTGACACCCCTCCGGTGCAGCGCCTGCGGCCATCCCGCCTTCCCGCAGGGAGGCCGGGGCGAGCGGTGGATCTACCGCTGCCGCGAGGACGAGTGCCCCTGCACCACCACGAACTGCCGGCCCACCGGCCGGCCGAACAGCAAGGAGAACAGCATGAGCACCCCGCAGTCCGCCGACGCCTTCCTCATGGGCGGGGGCGGCGCGCCCACGGCGAAGTTCCCGGCGCCCGGGTCGAAGGTCGAGGGCTTCATCACCGAACCGCCGACGGTGCAGCAGCAGCGTGACCCGGCGGACGGCAAGCCGAAGTTCTGGACCGACGGCAACCCGATGATGCAGCTGGTCGTCACCGTCCAGACCGTTCTGCGCGACCCGGCGATCCAGGAGGACGACGGCCGCCGCAGGATCTTCGTCAAGGGCCAGATGAAGCAGGCCGTCCAGGACGCGGTGAAGCAGGTGGCCGCGCCCGGCCTGGAGGTCGGCGGCTACCTGGCCGTCACCTACACGCACGACGGCCAGAAGACCAACAACGCCTTCAACGCACCGAAGCAGTACCGCGCCGAATACACGCGGGCGGCGGCTGCCGAACTGCAGCGCCCCGACCCGACCGCCGCGTACGGCCTGGCGCCCGCACCGCAGCAGGCGTACGCGTCGGCCGTCACGGCCCCGGCCGCGCCCGCAGTGCCGGGCCTGACGGCGGAGCAGATCGCCGCCGCGCAGGCCAACCCCGCTGCCGCCGCGCTCCTCGCGCAGCTCCAGCAGAACAGCACCGCCCCGGCCCAGCCCGCCGGACAGCTCCCGCCGTTCTGATCCTGCTCCGCCCGCCGCCGCCGAACTCCCCCACGCGGCTGCGGCGGGCGGCACCACCAGCCCGACCGGACCCTCCAGGGCAGCCGGCACCCCACGTGCAACGCCGGGGCGGGCACCAGCACTTCGCGCCCCCGACCGAGGAGACCAGCCTTGAGCACCACACCCCCGCCGGACATGCTGGCAGCGGCACTCGCCTGGCACGCCGCCGGCGCGAGCGTCGTCCGGGTGGCGCTCGACGGCACCAAGCGACCCCTGGGCGACTGGAAGGGCGCACAGTCCGTCCGCGCCGACGAACAGCAGATCCGCGACTGGTTCGCGAACGGGCACGCCGGCCTCGGCGTCGTCATGGGCGCCGTCAGCGGCGGCCTGGAGATGTTCGAGTTCGAGGGCCGCGCCGTCGCCGAAGGGCTCGCCGACCAGTTCAACGAGATCGTCGAGGCGTCCGGGCTCGCCGAGGTCTGGAACCGGGTGAAGTGCGGCTACACCGACCGGTCGCCCAGCGGCGGATTCCACGTCGTCTGGCGGGTGCAGAACGGCCAGGTGCCCGGGAACACGAAGCTCGCCGCCCGCCCCGCCCGCCCCGAGGAGCTCACCGAGAAGGAGCGTCAGATCCTCGCCGGGAGGCCCGAGAAGGTCTTCCAGCGGGACCTGATCGAGACCCGCGGCGAGGGCGGACAGTCCGTCATGGCCCCTTCGCACGGCCCCGTTCACGACACCGGCCAGCCGTACGTGCTGCTCGCCGGCAGCCCCGCCACCGTCGCCGCAATCGACGCCGGCCACCGCGACGCGCTGCTCGAAATCGCCCGCATGCTCGACCAGATGCCGACCGCTCCCGAGCCCGCACCGCTACCCGCCCAGCGCCCGTCCGGGCCGCGCACCGCCGACAACGGCGTCTCGCCCGGCGACGACTTCGAGGCCCGCACTCCGTGGACCGACATCCTCACCCCGCACGGCTGGACCGCGCTGTTCACCCGTGGGCACACCACCTACTGGCGGCGGCCCGGCAAGAACCTCGGCGTCTCCGCCACCACTGGCCATGACCCGGCCCGCGACCGTCTGTACGTCTTCACCAGCTCCACCGAGTTCGACCCGGAGCGGCCCTTCACCAAGTTCGGCGCGTACGCCCTGCTGGAGCACCGCGGCGACCACTCCGCGGCCGCAAAGGTGCTGCGGGGCCGCGGATTCGGCTCGCGTCCGCAGCACCTGCGGCCCGTACAGGCGGGGCCGCGCACCGTTGGGGCGACCGCACTCGCGACAGCCCCCGACGCCTGGTCCGCGCCCGTTGAGCAGCAGCCGTTGCTCCAGGTGCCGATGCCGCGGCGCGAGTGGGACGACATCGGCAACGCCGTTCGCGTCTTCGACCGCTACGGCGAGGAGATCCGCTGGATCGCCGACACCGAGCAGTGGGCGGTGTACAGCGGCGGCCGGTGGACGTTGCGCGGCGCGCTCACCGGTGTGTGGACCCGTGTCGTCTCCACCGTCGACCACATGGTCGAGGAGGCCGACCAGTACTCGGACGAGCCGCCGGACCTCACGGGAATCGAGCGCCCGACGAGGGCCGACAAGCGCAGCGAGCGGGAGAACTTCCTCGTCTTCGCCCGGCAGCAGCGCATGCGGCCCAAGCTGGCCGCGGCCCGCGAGGTGCTGCAGGCCCTGCCGGCCGTCCACACCGAGATGGCCGCGTTCGACCAGCACCCGCTGTTGCTGAACGTCGGAAACGGCATCGTCGACCTGGCCTCCGGCCAGCTGCAGGCCCACGACCGCTCGCTGTACCTCATGCAGCAGTCGCCGGTGCGCTACGACCCGGCCGCGACCGCGCCGATGTGGGCGCGGTTCCTGGAGTCGGCGATGCCCGACGAGGAGCGTCGGGCCTACCTCGCCCGGGTCGTCGGATACACCATCACCGGGTCGACCTCCGAGCAGGTGATGTTCATCCACCACGGCGACGGCGAGAACGGCAAGGGCGTCTTCATCCGGGTGCTGGCGGCCCTGCTGGGCGACTACGCGCAGTCCGTGCCGCGCTCCACCCTGCTGGCCAAACAGGGCGAGGGCATCCCCAACGACATCGCCCGCATGATGGGCAAGCGGCTCCTGTCCACCAGTGAGACCAGTGCCGGCAAGCGGCTCGACGACGAGCTGGTGAAGACGCTGACCGGTCAGGACGTGCAGACCGCTCGCTACATGCGCGCCGAGTACTTCGAGTTCGAGCCCGTCGGCAAGATCCACCTGGCGACCAACTACCTGCCGCACGTCGGCGGCGGCCACGGCATCGCCCGCCGCCTGCAGGACATCGGCTGGGACGTGGTGGTGCCGAAGGACCGTCGCATCCCCGACCTCGACAAGAAGATCATCGCCAGCGAGATCGCAGGCGTCCTCAACTGGGCGATCCGCGGGTGCCTGGAGTGGCAGAAGCGCGGCCTCGACGTCCCCGAGTCGGTCAAGGCGAAGACCCGCGAGCACCTGGCCTCCTCGAATCCGCTGGTGGCCTGGCTCGACGAGGAGACCACCGAGGTTCCCGACGTCGTCACCGAAACGCGACTGCTGTACGCCAACTACAAGGGCTGGTCCGAGACTTCGGGCCTGCGCCCCATGTCGCTGATGTCTTTCTCGCTCGCACTCCAGGAGCGCGGCCTGAGCTCCGGCAAGGACCCGAAGACCCGTCGGGCCGTCACCACCGGCCTTCGCCTCAACGCCGTCAACCCGGGCCGGAGGGGGTGAGTCATGCGTACTGCGAAGGACTCCGAAGGACCTGCGAAGGACTTCCCGAAGGACCTTACGAAGGACCTGACCTGCACTTCGAAGGACTCGAAGGACTTCAACAAGGGTTACGCGCATAAGAGATGTGCAAACCGCTCCCACCTCGCACATCACCTAAGCAACACCAAGGTGCCTTCAAGTCCTTCGGGTCCTTCGAAGTGCAGGTCAAGTCCTTCGCCAAGTCCTTCGCAAGGTCCTTCGCAGGTCCTTCGGAGCCCTTCGTGACCCCGGAGAAGCGCCCCGCCTGGGTCGCCGACCGCAACCCGGCTTCGGACCGCACGAAGCTCGCTCGCTGCAAGTCCTGCGGGCAGCAGGTGATCCGGGCCCTCGTCGGCCGAACCGCCGCCCATCAGGCCCGCGCCGACCCGGCACCGCTCGACCCGCTCCGAGAACTCCTCGCCCGCCTGGACGGCCGGCTCACCTACTGCCTGTCGATCCGCCCGCACCTGCCGCCCCGCCTGCTCGACCGCACCCCCTGGCACATCAAGGGCGGCAAGTGCACCCACTACGTCGTCACCGACCACCACTGCCCCGGCCGCCCGGCCGAGCCCGTACAGGAGGCCCTGCTGTGACCCGAAGCCCGGTTCGAGTCCTTGGACTCGACCTCTCCCTCACCGCCACCGGCGTGGCCATGCCGAACGGCAACTGCCACACCATCGCCACCAAGGTCGCCGACGGCGACGCCCGGCTCGTCCAGATCTCTGAGTCGATCCGCGTCGCGATCACCGTCGGCGGCCCGATCGACCTCGCCGTGATCGAGGACCTACCGGTCGGCGCCCGGTCCGCGGGCATCACCGGCATGGTGCACGGCGTGGTGCGTGAGACGCTGAACATCGCCAGCGTGCCGTACGCCCTGATCTCCCCCGCGACCCTCAAGGCGTACGCCACCGGCGCCGGCAACGCCGACAAGACCGCAATGGCGCTGGCCGCCTTCAAGCGGTACGGGATCGAGTTCGCCGACGACAACCAGTGCGACGCCTGGTGGCTGCGCGCGGCCGGCCTGCAGCACCTCGGCGAGCCGCTCGTGTCCCTGCCGGCCGCACAGATCGCCCGCCTCGACAAGGCGAAGTGGCCGGCCCGATGACTCAGCCCCTCGACCTCGCCGCCATCCAGGCCCTCCACCACCCCACCCTCGACCCCGCGACCTGCGGCACCTGCCGCCGCGCCGTCCTTGACGGCCGCCCCGTCGAACACACCCAGTGCGCCCGCCGAGCCGTCCTCCTCCCCGCCCCCGACGCACCCGACCCCGAAGAACTCGCCGACATGACCGACGAGGAGAAGGCCAACCTGCCCGCCCGCTTCCACATCCCCGCCTGGGAGGGGCTGGCCGTCCCGCACTCGTGGGTGTGCGCGGTCTGCTGGGGCGACGGCTGGACCACGGCATGGCCCTGCAAGGCCGCGCTGGAGCACGGGGAGTCGGTGTTCACGCCGGAGCACCTGGCCGTGCGCGCCCGCGAAACCCTGCCCGCGCTGATCGCCCGCATCCGCGAACTGGAGCAGCTGGTCGCCGACCACGAAGCCGCGCAGGGCCCGCTCCCCTGCAGCGCACCCCACCCCGTCATCCCGCACAACTGGTGCCAGCAGCCCCGCGACCACAACGGACCGCACGAGTCCGGCAGCAACACCTGGCCGGACATGCACCTCCCGCGGGCCACCAGCGCGGCCCACGACGCCCGCTGACGGCCCGCCACCCGCCCGCCACAGACCCCCGTGGAGCCGCGCCATGCCGATCACCCCGATCCCCGGCCAGCTCGCCTTCGACCTCACCCCGGCCAGGGGCCGCCAGCACACGCCCACCCTGACCCGCCACGAATACCTCACCCACCTCGCCACCGGAACCGTCCACATCTACCGCCCCACCATCTGGGACGACCCCCACCTGCACGACCCGGCCGGCCACCCCATCGCCCGCATCACGCTGACCGACCTCGTCGACCTCGAACTCGACGGGCTGATCAGGCGACGGATCGGGCGAGACCACCCCACAACCCTCACCGACCTCGGCCGCCAGGCCCTCGCCACCGCCGCCTGACGGCCCGCCACCACACCAGACCCGACCACGGAGACCCACATGACCGATGCCCGCGCCGCCGCCCGAGCCTGGATGCTCAAGCCACACAAGGGCACCCAGGACAACCTCCTCGACGCCTACCGCGACCAGGTGCTGGCCGAGGCCGCCGCCCGGGTCGCCGCGCTGCCGGCCGCGAACGACGGCCGGCTGATCGCCGCCAGCCGCGAGCAGATCCTCAACGCCATCACCCGTACCGGCCAGGAGGGCTGAGACGCGGCCCAGATCCTGCGCTCCATCGCCTACAACCGCTGACCCCGCCCGCCGGCCGCCCACACCAGGCGGCCGGCCCAACCCGAAGGAGCCACCCACCATGGCCACCTGGCCCACCCCCGGCTACACCGTCGACATCGTGTGCATCCGCCGCCGCAACGGCGTCCTGGAGGTACTGCTGATCGAGCGCGGCGGCGAACCGTTCAAGGGGCGCCCGGCACTCCCCGGCGGCTACGTCGACGAGGGCGAGACCTCCCGCCGCGCCGCCGCCCGCGAGACGCGCGAGGAGACCGGCGTCCACATCGACCCGGCCAAGCTCACCCTGATCGGCATCTACGACACCCCCGGCCGTGACCCGCGCGGCTGGACCGTCTCCGCCGCCTACCTGGTCGAGGTTCCGCCGGACACCGAGGCCGTCGCTGGGGACGACGCCGCCGAGGCGTTCTGGGCCCCGGTCGACGCCCTGCCCGAGCACCTGGCGTTCGACCACGCGCAGATCCTCGCCGACGCGCTCGGCATCGTCCCGGCCATCTACGCCGTCCTCGTCGGCGAGTATCCCGTCGCCGCCCGTACCACCCTCGCCGCGGCGCAGGCCCATGCCGAGGCCGCCCACAGCGAGCACCTCAGCACCCCGCAGACCTACCGCTGGGACGCGGAGACAGGCATCCACGACACCCGCGTCTGGCAGCTCCGCGTCAAGGGCGCGTCCGGCCGTTGGGCGAAGGCCTACAGGTCCGTTCACGAGCTGCCTACCACCTGAACCCGCCCCGTGCGGCGGCCACCCCACCACCAGGAGCACACGATGACCGAACAGCCCAACCGCATCGCCACCTACCTCGCCAACCTCATCGCCGCCGAGACCGTCCAGCCGTTCGTCCTCCGCCGCCACCACGACATCACCGGCGTCTCCGGCACCGGCATCGTCGCCGACGGCGCCCTGTTCCCCGCCGCTGGAAAGGGCAAGGCGGTCGTCCGCTGGCGCGGCGAACGCGGCTCCACCGTCGTCTGGGACCACATCGGCCACGTCAAGGAGATCCACGGCCACGACGGAGCCACCGTCATCGAGCTCATGCCGGTCGGCGAGCTGATCGCCGCGCTGCGCGCCGTCGCGGCGATCCCCACCATGACCGCCAACGAGGTCGGAGGCGATGACGACCCCGAATACCGGGGCGCGGTCGCGGGCTACAACGACGCCCTCGCCGATGTCCACCAGGCCATCATCGACGCGATCGAAGCCCTGCACGACCACGACGAGGACAGCTTCTGATGACCCAACCCCTCCAGCCCGAAGCCGAGTTCGAGCCGTTGATCGACCTCACCCCGACAACCTCGATCAAGCTCGGCGACCGCGTCCGCACCACCGTGCCGGTCACCGTCACCTGGCCCAGCGCCTGGACCGCCCCCGCTGGCACCCTCGGCACCATCGAGAGCGGCCCGCCCACCGTGGCCGGCGGCTTCGGGGTCGTCCTCGACGGCGACCCGGACGGCTTCCCCGTCGCCCTCAGGCTGGACGAGTTCGAGGCCGCCGAGTGAGGACCGCCCTGTACGCCGCACTCGCCCTCGCCACCGCCGTCATCACCCTCGCCACGGCACTCGCCGCCAGCACCGAGAACGGAGACCAGACGTGACCCGCGAGCACACCCCGCGCCCCGGCCGCACCTGGGAGACCACCGTCCGACCGCTGGAGCAGCTGGTCGAGGACGGTCAGCCCGAGCCCCGACCCAATCGCGAGACCCGACGGGCACTCACCCGACAGGCCCGCAAGACCCGCACCCGCTGACCAGCGCCACGAGGAGACCGCCGTGCTCACCCCCGCCGCCACCGCCCGCCTCGCCCGCCAACTCCGCGAGATGCCCGAGCTCCTGGCGTACGCCCACCTCGCCGTCCTGCCCGGCAGCACCGCCCGCACCGGCTACGTCACCGGCGCCACCCGCACCGCCCCCACCCCGGCCCGACTCGACGTCCTCAGCCTCCTCGGCCCCGCCGCCGACGGCACCGTGCGCGACCCGTACGGCGACCAGGACGGTCTCACCCCCGCCGCCGGCACCATCACCGCCTGGACCCGCATCCACATCGAGGAGAGCGGCCAGCAGCCCGCCGACGGCACCCTCGGCACCCAGCTCACCTACCTCGCCGCACTCCTGCCCTGGGCAGCCGAACAGCCCTGGGCGGCCGAGTACGCCACCGAGATCGCCGCCCTCCACCGCCGGTGCACCCCGCTTGCGCTTCTCCGGCCCCGGCGGCGCCTCATGCAGCTGCCCTGCCCCCGCTGCCGCCTCCAGTCCCTCGTCACCGAGGACGGCCACGACACCGAGTGCGCCACCCCCGGCTGCGGCACGATCCTCCGCCCCGACGAGTACGACCGCCGCGCCGAGGAGTACACCGCCGCCCTGCACACCGCCGCCTGACTTACCCGCCCGCGGGGTGACTCACCGCTGTGAGTCACCCCGTCCGACTCCGAGGCACCCACGATGCACCCGCCCACGATGTCCCCCGACGACACCCGCTCCGCCATCGCCCGCGCCCTCGCCGGCCCCTACGTCTGGCACACCGTCATGCCCCCGCAGGGCGGCCCCGAGCTCGCTGACTCACCCCCGAGTCAGGCTCAACAGAGCCTCCCGGACGCCGTTCTGGTGCAGCTTCACCGCTGCTGGCGAAGCGGTGACTCAACCCGCCAGGCTGCGGCCGCCTGCGGGGTGAGTCAGTCCACCGCCAACCGACGCTTCCGCGAATTCGAGACCATCGCCACCGCCGGCGCGGGAGGATGACACCATGACCGACCCGACCGGCCCGGACGACAACCCGGACGCCCACATCGTCATCACCCGAGCCCAACTCGGCGGACGGCACTACGAGCGCACCGACAAGATCGACCCGCTCTACCTGTACGACCCCGAGTTCCGCCTCGCCCTCGACAAGTGCCAGCAGCGTCTGGCCGACGAGATCCAGCAGCAGATCACCTTCGAACAGGACGTCCTGCCGCCGACCGGCACCGCCCCCATGTAGCCGCTTGCGCAAGATCGGCCAGGTGCGCATAATGGCGACAGCGCCACACGTGCGCCCACAGACACCCGAGAGCCCCGCGGCAGAGCAGCAGCCGCGGGGCTCTCGCCATCCCCGGGGAGGTGCCGCCGTGGACGACGAGCTGTACACCGACCCCGAGGGCCTCGACTGCGTGACCGTCCGCCAGGCCGCCCGCATCACCGGCCGCCGCGTCCAGACCATCTACAGCTGGCAGCGGCGCGGAATCATCACCCCCCGGATGACCGACGACCACGGCCGCCGCGTCTACCTCCTCGCCGACATCTGCGCCGCCGCCGGCCAGGTCGCCGAACGCGCCGAGCGCGTGTTCGCCGCCCGCGCCGCATAGACCAGCGGCCCGCCGGCCTCCCCCCACGGCGGGCCGCGCTCAGCTACCCGCGGTGCTCAAGGTACAGACGCGCCTGTTCGGCGAAATTCTGGAGAGTGGCACGGTAGTTCAGCATCGCCCGTGTGACTTCGTCGTAGAAGCGGCTTGCTTCTGGCGACCCATGGTCCACAGCGTTCCGCCATCGATTCATCGCCTCAACTGCCTCCCCTCGATCGTCCGAAGCCTTTGCGGCGATCTGCAGCCTTGCGTCCGGCACCCACAGCCGTGCTTCAGCACCTGCCGCAACCCCCTGATAGACCAAGGTCACGTACCTCTGATCCAGCTCGGCGCGAGTCGCTCCGACCAGCTGCTCGCCATCCCTCCCAGACGCAATGGCAACGGCCATGCTGGCAAGCAGGCTCCGTAGCTCCTCATGTGAGGCAAGCAGGCGGGCCAGTGCCTGCCGCCGCCCTGTCCAGAGCGCGTCATCCTGCGACGCCTGCAGTTGGAGCTTCATCGCGTCGACCTGCCCGCGGGACTGCGCCCTTCCGCCCAACCACCCGCCAACCGCGCCCAGACTTGCGCCAACAATCCCAATCGCCGCGCCAACAACGGCAGCAACCCCCTCATCCATGCCGAAATTGTGGCATCCCCCAAGTCGGGCCGCTCACCACTCAGCAGAGCGCGTTGCCGATCGCGATCGCACCTCCCAGGTCCAGCCGCAGCCCCGACCCGGGCAGCGCCGGATCCACAGCCCAGATCGCCTCCGGCCCCGAGTACCCCATCGTCCGCGCCGATCCGTTCAGCCCGTACTCGGTAGTCGACCCGCTGGGCTGGAACGTCACGCCAGAGTGCGTCCAACACCGCAGCGTCCCGCTGTCTACCGTGAACGGCCACGGCGTCACGTCCGCTCGGGACACCATGCGTTGCGGCGCCACCGGTGGTGTCCACGCCTCCGGCTGATCACGCGACGCCGCCACGACCCAGCCCAGCAACACCGCAGCACCCACCGCGCCGAACGCGATCACGTACACCCGTGGGACGGGCATCTGCTTCTCGGCCATTAGGCCCCCCTTCAGCGCCCGCAGCGTAGGACGGAGGCACCCGCCATGGCCAGACGTCGAGCACTCACCGTGTGCTCCGTACCCGGCTGTCCCGAGTACACCGCGGCCGGCCGCTGCGACGACCACCGCCGCGAAGCCGACGCACGCCGCGGCACCGCCCGCCAGCGCGGCTACGGCCGCGGGCACGAGGCGTTCCGCCGCGCCGTTCTCGCCCGCGATCCCGTATGCGTGCTGTGCTGCACCGCGCCCTCGCTGCACGCCGACCACCACCCGCTGTCCCGCCGCGAGCTGGTCGACGCCGGGCTCGACCCCGACGAGCCGAAGCGCGGCCGAGGCCTGTGCCAGCCGTGCCACTCTCGGGAGACCGCACAGCACCAGCCTGGAGGGTGGAACCGGTGAGCGACGAGGGAACCGAGCAGGCGATCGGCCACGTCCTTGACGCGCTCAACGTCACCGCCACGCTCAACGAGGGCGAGCTCGTAGCGGGCGCCGTGGTGCTGCTGAAGGTCCTCCAGGAGGACGGCGAGACCCGGCTCAGCCTGACCTACTCCGACGGCCTCGGCTGGATCGAGCGCATCGGCATGCTTCGCGTCGCCGAGCTGGTCGACAACGGATCAAGCACCCTCGGTAGTCACGCCGAGTGACAGACCCCTGGGGGGTGACCCCCTTGATCACCTTGGCGGGGACCGCCGGGGAGGTAGTTCGCGGTGTGTACGGGTCTGGGGACTCTGTCGCCCCCCAGGAAGTAACAGAACGTAGCCACCTGCCGAGCCGCAACGGCCCGGCACCGACGTGCCGCAACGGCACACGGAGGTGACCCATGGGCGGTACCGGCCCCATCCCCAAGGACCCGTCGCAGCGACGGCGTCGCAACGCCGATCCGACCGCGGGGGCAGTCCTTCCCGCCGCCGGGCCCGATGGCCCGACGCCTGTGCTGCCCGGTGGCCACGACTACGACAGCCGCACCCTGGCCTGGTACGAGACCTGGCGGTCGTCACCGCAGGCCGCGATGTTCCTGGCCACCGACTGGCAGCGGCTGCACATGGTCGCCCAGTTGGTGGAGCAGTACTGGACGGAGCCGAAGAAGGAGCTCCTGTCGGAGATCCGGCTCAACGAGGCGGCGCTCGGCGGGACGGCTGCGGACCGGATGCGTCTGCGCTGGTCGGTCGCGGAAGCGGACGATGCCCCGGCCGGGCGCCGTACCCCCTCGTTCGGCAAGGCCGCTGCCAGCCGTCGCGGTCGGGTCCTGCGGGTGGTCGATGGCCAGGCGGAAGGCTGACCCGGAGCGGTTCGTCTCGCTCGGCTTCACCGCGATCGAGTGGATCGAGCACTACCTGTGCCACGGTCCGGGCGACGTCCAGGGCCAGCCCCTCGTCATCGACGACGAGATGGCCGCGTTCATCGTCAAGGCCTACCGGCTCGACCCGCTGACGGGCCGTCGGCGCGTGAACAGGGCATTCCTGTCCCGGCCGAAGGGCCGTGCGAAGTCGGAGCTCGCCGGGGCGCTTGTGTGCTTCGAGGCACTCGGCCCGTGCCGGTTTGACGGCTGGGACGCGGACGGCGAGCCGGTCGGCCGCGAGCAGGTGTACCCGTTCATCCGGTGCATGGCCACCGAGGAGGGCCAGGCCGGCAACACCTACGACAACGTCACGGCGATGCTGGAGCACCTGGTCGACAGCTTCGGCCCGGAGTTCCCCGGCATCGACCTCGGGCGCAACGCCCAGACGTCCAGCCGGATCTTCATCGAGGGCGGCGGCGAGATCGTCCCGTCGACCGCTTCCAGCGCGTCGAAGGACGGCGGCAAGGAGACGTTCGGGGTCTTCGACGAGACGCACCTGTACGTGCTCCCCGAGACCCGGGCGATGCACAAGACGGTGCGGCGCAACCTGGTGAAGCGCAAGGCGGCCGAGCCGTGGTCGCTGGAGACCTCGACCATGTACGCGGTCGGCGAGAAGTCCGTCGCCGAGGCCACTCACCAGTACTACGAGGCGGTCAAGGCCGGCCGGATGCGCGACGGCGGCCTGCTGTTCGACCACCGCCAGGGCCCGCACGTCGAAGACCTCATGGACGACGCGCAGCTGCTGCCCGCGCTCGAGTACGTCTACGGTGACGCCGCCTCCTGGATGGACCTGGAGCGCATCGCCGCGGACATGCGCGAGCCGGACACCGACCCGGCGGACGCCCGACGCTACTTCCTCAACCAGCCGGGCACGGCCTCGGCGCGGGCCTTCGACGCCGGCCGGTGGGCGGAGCTCGCCAACTCGGGCTTTATCGTGCCGGCGGGCGACGCCATTGCAGTGGGCTTCGACGGCGCGAAGTGGCGGGACTCCACCGTGCTGGTCGGCACCCACCTGCGCACCGGCCACCAGTGGGTGCTCGGCGCGTGGGAGGCCCCGGTCCGCGACGACGAGGCCGAGCACTGGGAGGTCCCCGACGCCGAGGTCGATGCCGCCCTCGAGGGTGCCTTCGACCGGTGGCGGGTGGTCCGGGTCTACGCGGACCCGCCGTACTGGGAGGACCGGGTCGCCAGCTGGGCCGGCCGGTGGGGAGAGAAGGTCGTCGTCTCCTGGTGGACGCACCGCCCGCGGCAGATGGCGTTCGCCCTGCGCGCCTACCGCACGGCGATGACCGACGGATCGCTGTCGCACGACGGCGATCCGCTGCTGGGCCGTCACATCGCCAACGCGGTGAAGCGGGACGCCCGGGTGCGCGACGACGACGGGAAGCCGATGTGGACGATCCAGAAGGATCGGCACGACTCGCCCAGGAAGATCGACGGCGCGATGGCCGGGTGCCTGTCGTGGGAGGCCCGGCGCGACGCCATCGCCGCCGGTCTGGATCGGGGGGGCGAGTCGTGGGTGTGGACCGCATGAGAGGGGGTGCCGCATGGGGCTGACGCTGCAGCAGGCTGGACAGCTGACCGACGTTCTGATGTCCGAGCTGCAGATCCGCTCGGGCGCCGTGCGCCAGGCGACGGAGTACTTCAAGGGCCAGGTCCCGCTCAGGTTCGCCAGCGAGCAGTACCGGCAGTACTTCGAGAAGCAGTACCGCGGGTTCTCGGACAACTGGGTAGCTCCGGTCGCCGAAGCGCCGGTGGAGCGCCTCGAGGTGACCGGGGTGAAGGCCGCGGGCGCGTTGAAGGCCGACCGGGACCTGTGGGGCGTGTGGCAGCGCAACGGGCTCGACGCAGACAGCCAGCTCGGTTTCCTCGGTGCCGGCCTGGGCGCCCGGTCCTTCGCGCTCGTCTGGGGCGACGAGGACGACCCTGAGACCCCACGGGTCACCTTCGAGGACGCCCGGCAGGCCATCGTGCTGTACAAGCCGGGCAGTCGGCGGTGCCGAAAGGCCGCGCTGAAGACCTGGCAGGACGGCAACGTCGAGTACGCCACCCTGTACCTCAAGGATGAGGTGTGGAAGCTGCAGCGTCCGATCGGCGCCGAGCCTCGCAAGTCGCCGATGTTCGCCGAGGCCGAGGAGCTGGACCGGCAGTGGGACCTTCGAGAGCCGGGCAGGAGCGATAGCCCGGAGCCGAACCCGCAGCCGAACCCGATGGGCATGGTCCCGATGGTGGAGCTGCCGAACCGGCCCCTGCTCGCGGACGACCCGATCTCGGACGTGTCCGGCGTGATCGCCATGCAGGACGCGGTCAACCTGCTCTGGTCACAGCTGTTCACCGCCTCCGACTTCGCCAGCTTCCCGCAGCGCGTAGTGCTCGGCGCCGAGCCGCCCAAGACGCCGATCCTGGACAGCAACGGACAGGTCATCGGGTCGAAGCCGGTACCGCTGGAGAAGTTCGCCGTGGACCGCGTCCTGTGGCTCAGCTCCTCCGAGGCGTCGATCGGGTCGTGGCCGGCCGCGAACCTCGAGGCCTACACCAAGGTGATCGAGGTCGCGGTCGGGCACATTGCAGCGCAGACCCGAACCCCTCAGCACTACCTCGTCGGCAAGATGGCCAACTTGTCCGGCGACGCGTTGATCGCCGCCGAGACCGGCCAGGTCAAGAAGGTGCAGCAGAAGCAGCTCTGGTACGGGCAGGCGATCCGCGAGCTGTTCCAGCTGATCGCGCTGGCCCGCGGCGAGGACGACCTGGCCCGGGCGGTGGCCGGCGGAACGGTGATGTGGGCGGACGCCGAGTCCCGATCGATGTCCCAACTCACCGACAGCCTGCTGAAGCTGAAGCAGATCGGTTTCCCCTTCGAGTACCTGGCGCTGCGCTACGGGCTGACACCGACCGAGGTTGCCGACCTGCTGGCGATGCGTGAGCAGGAGGCTGCGACGGACCCAGTGGCGGCGTTGATGAACAGCGCCCAGCAGGCCCAGGCCGCACCGTTGCCCCCCGTCCCGGCGCCGACAGGGTGAGCCGTGGACCTTGCCGAACTCGCCGAGCGCCACCTCGTCGCCCGCCGCCGCACAGCCGCCGCCGCGGTCCTGGGGGCGGTACGGGAGTGGCGTCGGCTCGACAGCCGGGACCTCACCGAGTCCTGGGCCCAGTCGGCACCGCGCCTGCTCGCCGTGGTCACCGCCGGGCAGACGGCGGCCGCGGCCACCGCCCAGGCCTACACCGACCGCGCCACCGTGCTGCAGGACGTCCGGCCCGAACCGACCGGGACCGTCTCCGCCGCGGCGTTCGCCGGCTACGCCTCGGACGGCCGCGACCTGGCCGGCCTGCTCTACCTGCCGGTGATCGACACCAAGCAGGCCATCGCCTCCGGCTCCTCCCTCCCAGAGGCCCTCGGCCTCGGCGAACGCAGTCTGCGCATGCTGGTGGACACCCAGGTCGCCGACGCCGGCAGGGCCGCTGACGGCGTCGGCATCACGGCGAACCGGGCCCTGACCGGCTACGTCCGCACGATCTCCGGCGGCGCGTGCGGGCGGTGCGCGCTGCTGGCGGGAACCCGGTACGCCTACAACACCGGCTTCCAGAGGCACCCGCACTGCCACTGCACGCACGTCCCGGTCGCCTCCCGTTCCAAGGGCCCGCCAGCGGCGGTGAACCCGAGGACGTACTTCGACTCGCTGACGCCCGCTCAGCAGGACAAGGCCTTCACCGTCCACGGCGCGCGTGCGATCCGTGACGGCGCGGACATCTCCCAGGTCGTCAACGCCCGCCGCGGCATCTCCACCGCCGGGTCCTGGGTGGCGAACGGTGTCACTCACCGGGGGCGCATCGACCGCACCGGCACCGTCACCACGACCACGTTCGGCACTTCGCGCCGCAGCCTGGCAGGACGCCGCCTCCGCGAGACCGGAGCCGGCGGACGGCAGGTACGCCGGCTGACCCCGGAAGCGATCTACCGGCTGGCCAGCACCCGCGACGAAACGATCCGGTTGCTGTTCCAGCACGGCTACATCGTCTGATCACCGGCCGCCGCAACGGCGGCCCCGACTCCTGCAAGAGGAGCCCCGCAATGCACGACAGCACGCTGCCCCGCCACCCCCTCACGGGCCTGTCTGCCGTCGGCTGGCGCAATGCCCGCCCGGGCGAGACGGGCCCGCAGCCGATCTGGCCGGTCCTCGGCGGTGCCCCCGACGACGAGGGCGAGATGGACGACGCCGACGGAACCTCGGACGGCGGGGGCGACACCGAGCCGGACGGCGACATCGGCCGGGAACCCGCCGACGAACCGCTCGGCGAAGCCGGCACCAAGGCCCTGACCGCCGAGAAGGAGCGCCGCAAGGCCGAGGCCGAGCGGCGCCGCAAGGCCGAAGCCGAACGCGACGAGCTGCGCAGGCAGATCGAGGCGAGCCAGCAGGGTGACGGCGGTCCCACGCCGGAGCAGATCCGCCGGGAAGCCGACACGGCCGCGACCGCCCGCGCCAACGACCGCATCGTCCGCTCCGAGATCCGGGCCGCCGCAGCCGGCAAGCTCGCCGACCCCAAGGATGCCCTGCGCTTCCTCGACCTCACCCGCTTCGAGGTCGACAACGACGGCCAGGTCGACGAGGACGCGATCACCGAAGCGCTCGACGACCTCCTGCAGTCCAAGCCCTATCTGGCAGCCGCAACGACCGCCAAGCCGCGGTTCGAGGGAACCGGTGACGGCGGTGCGCGCAAGGCGGCTGTCGGCCCTCGGCAACTCACCGAGGCCGACATCAAGAAGATGACGCCCGAGCAGATCGACGAGGCTCACCGCAAGGGTCAGCTGCGCGACTACATGGGCTCCTAACCGAGAGGACCCGCCCCAGTGGCCATCACCCGATTCAAGCCGGAGATCTGGAGCGCCAAGCTCCTCGTCGCCGCACGCAAGGCCCTCGTCTACGGCGGCCCCCAGGTCATCAACCGGGACTACGAGGGCGACATCGCCCAGGCGGGCGACACCGTCCGCATCACCTCGATCTCCGACCCGACGGTCGGCACCTACGTGCCGAACAACACGGTCATCACCCCCGAGGAACTGACCGACGCCCAGCGGAGTCTGGTGGTCGACCAGCAGAAGTACTGGGCGTTCAAGGTCGATGACGTCGACAAGCGGCAGGCCAAGGGCGACGTCATGACCGAGGCCATGTCCCGGGCCGCGTACAAGATGGCCGACGTCCAGGACCAGTACGTCGCCTCGTTCTACACCGGCATCCAGGCCGCGAACGTGATCGGTTCCACCGGCGCCCCGATCAACATCTACACCACGCCGACCGACGCCTACGACAAGGTCCTGGTTCCGCTGCGGACCAAGCTGGCCAAGGCCAACGTCCCGACCCAGGGCCGCTACGTGGTCGCCAGCCCGGAGTTCATGGCGTCCCTGCTCCTCGACCCGCGCTTCATCAAGGCGAACGAGGCCGGCACCCCCGATGCCCTGCGCAACGGCCTCGTCGGCCGCGCCGCCGGCTTCGACATCTTCGAGTCCAACAACACCCCGGTGCCTTCCGGCGACACCCAGGTCATCCAGGCCGGCGTCGGCGCCGCGATCACCTTCGCCGACCAGATCGCCAAGACCGAGGCCTACCGGCCCGAGTCCAGCTTCTCGGACGCGGTCAAGGGCCTGAGCGTCTACGGCGCCAAGCTCGTCCGTCCCGACATGCTCGCCTGCGCCTACATCGACCCGGCCGCCTGATCGGAGACCTGACCCATGGCACGCACCGCACTGCCCTACAGCAACCTCGTCCCGAACAGCAGCCTCGCCGACCCGGCGGGCACTGCACTCACTTCCGGCGCCGGCAACGGCGGCCAGATCGCCAAGGCACTGCCCGAGCTGACCCTGCTGCGGCTCTCCAACGCCTCCGGCGGCTCCGGCACCGCCACCCTCAAGGCCGGGACCTACCCGCCCGCCCTGGCCGCCGGGCTCGGCGATCTGACCGTGACCGTCGCCAACTCCGCCACCCAGTGGATCGGCCCGTTCGAGTCCGGCCGCTTCCTCCAGGGCGACAGCTCCCTCGTCATCGAGACGTCCGTCGCGATGACCGCCACCGCCTTCCGCGTCCCGAGGAACACCTGATGACCGACACCATCCACGTCCGAGGGGAAGGCGGCACGGTCATCGCGATGGACCTGCCGCTGCACGAGGCGATCGCCAACCGCCTCGCTACCGGCCAACTCCAGCGGGTCGACGCCGACGGCCGTCCCTTGGCCGGCGACCCGGCGCCCGACCTGCCCGACAAGCCGCCCGCCCAGGGCGCACCGAAGGCCGCCTGGATCGACTGGGCGACCGCCCAGGGCGCCGACCCCGACGAAGCCGAGGCGATGACCAAGGGCGACCTGATCGAGAAGTACGGCACCGGCGCCGTCGAATAGCGAGGGGAGGCGACCGTGAGCCTGCCCCCGCTCGCCACCCAGGCCGACGCCACCGCGTACGGGTACACGCTGCCGCCTACGACGGCGGATGGCCTCCTCAACCGGGCGTCCGCCCGGATCCGCCGAGCCGCCGGGCAGCCGATCACCAGTAGCACCAGCACGGTGCGACTGGAGGTGACCGACGGCACGGTCACTCTGCCGGGCCCGCCGGTCACCGCGGTGTCCTCGGTACTCGGCGTCGCGTGCGACGGCACCACCACCGCCCTCGAGTGGTGGTGCTGGGACGGCAGCACCCTGACGGTGCCGTACGGCACCGCGCAGGTCGACGTCGTCTTCACCCGCGGCTACCCGGTCGTCCCGGACGGGATCGTGGAACTCACCTGCGCGGTGGCCGCCCGCCTCGCCGCGACGCCCGCTGGTGCAGAGGGGCTGCTGCGGTCCCGCCAGATCGACGACTACAGCGAGACCTACGCCACCGAGGCGATCGCCGCCGCCGGCGACCTGCTCCCGGGCGAACGCGATGCCCTCGAGGATGCCCTCGGCACCCCCGAGGCCTGGATGACGAGGAGCCAGTGATGGACCTCGCCCCACTCCTCGCCGCCGGCCGGGCGGCCCATGAGGAATTGATGGTCGACACCGTGCAGGTCCTCGCACCGGGCTCGCCCGTGTACGACTCGGCAACCGGCGCCACGGTGCGGCCGGACAGCCGGGTGCTGTACTCGGGCCGGGCCCGGGTGAAACCCGCCGCCGCAGTCAGCGAAACCGCGCAGACCGGCCAGCGGCTGGTGGTGCAGCGCCGCTACGAGGTGGCGCTGCCCTGGTCGGTGGCCGCGCTGGGCACGGTCGTGCCGGGCGTGCAGGTGGTGGTCGACGCCTCGCCGGATCCGCGGCTGGCCGGGCTGACCCTGTGGGTGACGTCAGTAGCGGAGTCGGCGACGGCGACGGCCTGGCGGCTCGCGGCGGAGGACCGGTCGTGAGCGCGGACGTGACCGGCCTGGAGGCTCTGACTGCCGACCTGGCGCGGTCGGCGGCCGATGTCGACCGGCGGGCCCAACAGGTCGTGTCCAAGGGCGCGTTGAACATCAAGAACGACTGGCGGGCGAACGCGGCGGCCACCGCGGGGCGACACGCGCGGCTGTACCCGATGTCCATCGGCTACGACCTCACCGCCGTGCCGGGCATCGGAGTGTCGGCGGAGATCGGCCCCGACAAGAGCAAAGCACAGGGCCCGCTCGGCAACCTGCTGGAGTTCGGCAGCGTCAAGAACGCCCCGCACAACGACGGCGGCCGCGCCCTGGCCGCCGAGATGCCCCGGTTCACCGCCGCGGTCGAGGCGCTTGGAGAGGAGCTGCTGTGACGGCCCCTCAACTCCTCCCGCACGTCCAGGCCCTGGCCGCCGCGATCAGGGCCCTGCCCGATACCCCGCTCACGGTGTACGTCGGCGGCGCCCCGGCTGGTCCGGCGCCGCTGCCGGACACCTACGTCGTGCTGTACCCGGATCCGGGCAACGTGGATGCGGCGTCGCTCGCGGACGACCGCACCGAGTTGTCCGGGATGGTGCAGGCGACGTGCGTCGGCAGCACGCCCGATGGCGCGATCGGTACGGCCGACCGGGTCGCGCAGGCCTGGGACGGCCCGCTGGTCGTGGCCGGCCGCGCGTGCTGGCGCCCGGAACGCCTCGGCGGGCCGCCGCTGCAACGCGACGACGACCTGGTCCCGCCCGTCTGGTACCTCGCTGTGCAGTACGGCATCCACTCCATCCCCGCATGAACTCCCGAACGAACTGGAGGGCCTGATGGCCACCTTCACCACGCAGGTTCCGACGCTGGCCGGCCTCGCCCCCGTCTACTCGGCAGCGTCCGCCGGCGGCGACCGGGCCGAGTGCGGCGACCGGAACTTCCTGCACGTCAAGAACGGCAGCGCGAGCGCCGTCACGGTGACCCTGGCGACGACCGGCGCCGTGCGCGGGCAGTCCGTCGCGCCGGTCACCGTCTCGGTCCCGGCATCGGGCGAGCGCATGATCGGCCCGCTCGCCGGCGAGCTGTTCGCGGGCGCCGCCGATGGTCTCGCCGCGGTCTCCTGGTCGGCGACGGCCACGGTCACGGCGGCCGCGTTCCGCATCTGATCCACGCTCCGACCACCTGACGCCCCGGCCGACCGGCGGGGGCGTTTCGCATGCTCCGAGGAGAAGAGTCATGTCCGACACGATCGCCGATGGCTACACGCGGGTCTCCTGGGTCGCCACCATCGCCAACATCACCGCCCCCGCGCTGCCCGAGCTGACCGCCGGCACGTCCATCGACCTCACGCCGCGGATGACCCCCGACGGCCTCAACATCGAGCCCAAAACGGCCCTGGTCGACACCGGCGCCCTGGCGTCCACCTTCGACACCTCCGAGCTCGGCCGCGTCTCCTACGACAACCCGGACCTGACGTTCAAAAGGGGCACGACCCCGGCCGAGGACCGCCCCTACACCACCCTGGTGCGCGGAGTGCACGGCTACGTCGTGGTCCGCCGCAACGTGCCGTACACCACGGCCTGGGCCAGCGGCCAGCAGGTCGAGGTCTACCCCGTCGCGTGCGGAGAGCGCATCAACGCCAAGTCCGCGAAGAACGAGGTCATGAAGTGGTCCCTGCCGCTCGCGGTGACGACCGAGCCCGCCCCGAACGCGGTGATCGCCTGATGGCCGCCGCGAAGAAGCAGCGCGGACCGCTGGACGCGGAGGCCGTCATCGGCATGGCGACGCGCCGGGAGACGAGCGTTCCGCTGTGCCTGGCCGGCCATCTGCAGGGCGAGTACGAGGTGCTGGAGCGTCAACTCGCGGACGCTGCCGCGACGGTGGGCCAGTCCCTGGCCGGCACCAACCGGGCGGACATCGCCCAGCGCATGGAGGCGGTGCGCGAGGAGATGGCCGAGCACCTGGTCGTCTTCCGTCTGCGGGCGCTCGCTCCGGCCACATGGTCGGACCTGGTGGCCGCTCATCCCGGCCGCACCAGCGCCCACGCTTTCGATGAGGTCACGCTCGGCCCGGCTGCGATCGCCGCGTGCCTGGTTGACCCCGTGATGTCGGTCGAGCAGTACGGGCGGCTGGCTGAGCGACTGACCTCCGGCCAGCAGGACGCCCTGCTGAACGCGACGTGGTCGCTGAACACGGAGGCCGCCCAGCGCGTCCCTTTTTCGCTTCTCGCCTCCGCGACAGCCGGCTCCCTCACCGGCGAGAGGTAGAGGCCGCGCGGGCCTGGGGCGTGCCTCGGTCCGTGTTCCTCGGCCGGCCGATTCCGGCATCGGGCGATCCGCTGTGGCTCGACGACGATCGGGCGTGGGCGCTGGCCCTGCTGCAGGTCGAGGGCGAGGCCTGCAGGGGCTGCGGGCAATCCGTCGCCGACTCCACCGATCCGGCCCTCGAGGAGATGTGGCGCGCGGACGTGATCCGCTGCCACGCCTGTGCAGCCGCGGGCCGTGAGATGGCCGACTTCCAGCACGGCAGCAAAGACGTCCACGGCGCATACGCGCACGTCAGCAGGCGGGAGGCGTTGCCGTGGCAGACCGTACCGTCGCAGTCCGGCTGAACCTGGACACCTCCGGCTACCGCCGGGGCGCGGTGCAGGCGGAGCAGGCGACCGAGCAGGTGGCCGCCTCTGCTGCTGCGGCCGGCGCCCAGTCGCAGCAGGCGTTCGGCCGGGCCGCGACCGGCATCCAGTCGAGCATGCAGCGGGCGTCTCGCAGCGTCGGGACGTTCGGGCAGACCGTGCAGGAGTCGACGTCTCGCACGACCGTCGGCCTGGGCCGAATGGAGCTGGCGGCGCGGGAGCTGCCGGGCCCGTTCCAGGCCGCGTCCCGGGCGACCACCCAGTCGCTCGGGCAGATCTCCACGTCGGCAACTGCTGCCGCCAGCGCGGTGGTTGCGGCCGACACGCGCATGACCGAGGCGTCGGTCGCCAGCGCGCAGGGCATCCGCACGTCCCTGGCGACCCGGCTGGCCGTGGCCGAGGCGGTGGTCCAGCAGGAGGTGCGTGCTGCGGCGCGGGCTGAGGAGACCTCCGCGGTCACGGTCGGCGCGTACGGCCGGATGGCGGCCGCCGCACGGGCCTGGGGCACGTCGGTGCAGAGCTCCGCGGCGAGCGGCGTCCGGGCGATGGCGGCGGCCGGCGAGTCCGGCGAGCGGGCGTTCACCGGGGTCCGCACCGCAGGCCTGCTGCTGGTCGGCGCTTTCGCCGCGGCGAGCGTCGCGGCCGCCCGTTTCGAGAAGTCGATGAGCGGCGTGTACGCCGTGGCGGACGCCAACACCCAGCAGATGGGCGAGCTCCGCAGCGCCGCGATCGAGGCCGGCCGGGCGACCAGCTTCAGCGCGTCCCAAGCAGCGGACGCCGAGGCGGAGTTGGCCCGCGCGGGCGTGTCCGTCGCGGACATCACCGGCGGCGCTCTCCAGGGCTCGCTGGCGCTCGCGGCGGCCGGTCAGCTCTCTCTGTCCGAGTCGGCGGTGGTGGCCGCCCAAGCCATGAATACGTTCGGGCTGAAGGGCTACCAGGTCGGCCACATCGCGGACGTCTTGGCCAGTGGTGCGAACAAATCGGCGGCAGACGTGCACGGCCTGGGCGAGTCCCTGCGGATGGGAGGTCTGCTCGCGCACCAGACCGGACTGGACCTCGAGGACACCGTCGGCGTCCTATCCGCTTTTGCTGATCATGCGCTCATCGGATCGGACGCAGGCACCTCGCTGAAGACCATGCTCCAGCGACTGACCCCGCAGTCGGGCGAGGCCGCCGACATGATGCAGCAGCTCGGCTTCAGCGCCTTCGACACGTCGGGACGCTTCGTCGGCCTGGAGGAGCTGGCCGCCCGGATGAAGCGCGCCTTCTCCCAACTCACCCCTGAGGCCAGGAACTTGGCGATGGCCACGATTTTCGGGTCCGACGCGGTGCGGGCGGCGACGATCCTGTACGAGCAGGGCGCGACGGGCATCATGCGGTACCGGGACGCCGTCAACGACCAGGGCGCCGCCCAGCGGATGGCCTCCGTGCAGACCAACAACCTCGCCGGTGATCTGGAGAGGCTGACTGGCAGTCTCGAGGTCGCGCTGATCGAGGGCGGCAGCGACGCCAACCAGGTTCTGCGCGAGATGGTCAAGTGGATCACCGACGTGGTCGACGCCTACTCTGCACTGCCGGGCTGGCTGCAGACCACCGCGACCGGGCTGGCCCTGGTGGCCGGCGCGATCGCCCTGGTCGTCGGCGGGTTGATGCTGGGTCTGCCGCGCGTCATGGCCTTCCGGGCGTCGATCGCCGCGCTCGCCACCACGATGCCCAGGCTCGCATCGGCGATGACGATGACGCTGCGCGCCGCCGGCGGCATCGGCGCCGTGCTGGCCGTCGCAACCGTGGCCCTGGGCATCTTCGGGCAGGCTCAGAACGAGACCAAGGCCCGCACCGAGGACCTGACCGCCGCGATCAAGGCCGACAACGCCGCGATCGGCACGAACACACGGGCGTGGTTGGCGCACGAGTTGGAGACCCGCGGCGCGCTGAAGAGCGCTCGGGCGCTGTCGATCTCCACCCAGGATCTGACGGAGGCGATCCTCAACGGCGGCGCGGCGGCGACCCGGGTCCAGCGGCAGCTGTCGTCCTTGTACGACTCGATCGACGCCAACCGGCAGGCGAACACGGAGGGCGGCGGTCAGGACGATCGCGAGCGGGTCAAGCAGATCAAGGCCGTCCAGGACGCGCTGTCGCAGCTGAACCCGCAGGTCAATGAATCGGTCGCGGCAGCCAAGCGCGAGGCGGAGGCGACGGGAGCGGCCGCCGATTCCACCGGGGCGCTCGGCAAAAGTGCGCTCAAGACCGCCGATGATCTCGAGAACGCCAAGTCCGCGAGCGATCAGCTCCACGACAGCCTGATGCGGCTGAACGGCATCAACATCGACGCTGCCAGCAGCGCGATTAAGTACCAGAAGAGTCTCCAGGACCTGCGGGACGCGGTCGCGGAGAACGGCCGGAGCTTGGACATCACCACGGAGAAGGGCCGTGCCGTCAAAACGGCGGTGCTCGGCGCGGCATCGGCGGCCAGCGACCACGCCGAAGCGGTGATGAAGCAGACCAACAGCATGGAGCTGGCACAGGCCGCCTACCAGGACGACGTCGCGGGGCTCAAGGAGACGATGAGGGCCGCCGGCTTCACCACCGACCAGATCAAGTCGCTCACCTCCGCGTACGCCCAGCTGCCGATGACCAAGCAGACCGAGGTCACCGACCCGGGCGCGGTGCAGACCATCAAGGACCTCACCGACATCAAGGCGAGGCTGTCGGACATCCCGCCGGGCAAGACGATCACCGTCAAGGCCCCCAGCGACGCCGCGATCCAGGACCTGCAGGCGATCGGCTACCGGGTCGAGCACCTGCCCGACGGCAAGGTGAAGATCACCGTCCCGACCGACGACGCGTTCGGCGGCATCAATAAGATCCAAGCCGCGATCAACGGGATCAGCGACAAGTCGGTCAAGGTGCTGGTCAACGGCACGGTGACCCTCAACGGCGAGTACCTGCACGGCGGCCGCGGGCCGGGATTCGCCAACGGCGGTGTCGTGCATGCCGCTTCGGGCTACACGGTGCCCGGGTACGCGCCGCGCCAGGACACCGTGCCGGCGATGCTCTCGCCGGGCGAGGGCGTGCTGGTCCCGGAGACCGTCCGCCGGCTCGGCGGGGCACCTGCGATCGACGCCCTGAACGCCTGGGGCCGCTACAACGCGCCCGCGCCGCAGCTGATCCCGGCCCGCGCCCTCGTCAGTACCGGTGGGGGCGGGGGCAGCTACGACCATTCCCGCACCACCAACGTGACCCTGCACGGCGCCCGGATGACCGAGGCCGAGCAGGCCGCCGGCCTGCTACGACTGCTCGACTTCTACGGCTGACAGGAGGTGACGGGGCATGGGCTACACCCCCGGGCAGATCCTCGGCGGACGGACCGTCACCCTCGGGACGCTGGTGCTCGGCCAGGTCGATGCCGCGGGGGTCGCGTGGACGGTCAGCAAGGACGGACTGCGGGGGTGGGACGGGGCGCCGGTGCGCGCGCAGTACTCGGACCGGACAGCCGACCATGGCTCATGGGCTGGGCCCACCTACCTGGCGGCCCGGCCCATCACCGTGGCCGGCACAGTCACCGCACCCGACCTGGCGACCCTGGACGCCGCCTACGACCAGCTGGCCGCGGCCGCCGCGCTCACCGACACCGTGCTCGTCGTCGGGGAGACCTCGCCGAAACAGGCAACGGTGCGGCGCTCCGGCGAGGTGCTGTGGCGCCTGGACACGGACCGGATCGCCTCGTACAGCGTGATGCTGACGGCCGCGGACCCCCGCCGGTACAGCACCATGCTGCAGACCGCGAGCACCGGCCTGCCGGCCGCCGGGGCTGGGATCACGCTGCCCATCACGCTGCCGCTGACCATTCCCGCCGGCGGCAGCTCCGGGCAGCTCACCCTGACCAACGGCGGGACCATCGGCACCCGCCCGGTCTTCACGATCACCGGCCCGGTGACGGCGCCTGCGATCCTCGTACAGTACCCGGACTCGACGGTCCGCCAGCTCGCCTACTCCGACACGCTCGGTGCGGGCGACCAGCTGGTCATCGACACCGACGCGCACACCGCGATCCTCAACGGCGTCGCGTCCCGGCGGCGGTACTTGTCCGGGATGTGGCCGGAGATCGGCCCCGGACAGACCGTCACCGTCCAATGGACCGCCGCCTCCACCGACCCTGCCGCACTGCTGACCGCCTCGTGCCGGTCTGCCTGGATGTGAGGAGCTCCCATGCCCACCGACCCGCTGTGGCTCCCCACCCTCAGCTACGACGAGACCGAGCTCAGGCTCATGGACCTGTCGCTCGTGATGGCCGACGGCACCGCCCGCGGCGCCCGCCCCGGCCTCCGCCCCGGCGATCCCGGCATGGCCGTCACCCTCGCCGGCACCACCGTCAACGTCAGCGCGGGCACGGCCACGCTGTACCGCTCCGGGCAGGGCCTGTACCGGGCCCAGCTCGCCGCGACCAGCCCCGGCACCCTGGTCGCCGCTGACGCCTCGTTCTCGAGGATCGACCTCGTGTACCTACGGGTGTGGGACACCGCGGTCGACGCCTCCGGCCTCCGCAAAGCGGACGCCGTCTACCTGCCGGGCACGCCCTCCGGCACGCCGGCCGCGCCCAATCCCGGCGCCACCGAGATCTACATTCGCCTGGCGACCATCACGGTGCCGCCGACCGGCTCCGGCGGCACCGGCGCTGCCACCGTCTCCAGCGCGGTCCGGCAGGTCACCGTCGCTCCCGGCGGCGTACTCCCCGTCAGCTCGGCCGCCGACATCGCCGCCGCCGGCACCTACGTCGGACAGGTCCGGTACAACACCGCCCGGGCCATGCTGGAAACCTGGTCCGGGACGGCGTGGGTCGCCCCCGGCGACTGGACGGCGTACACCCCGACCTGGACCGCATCGGTCACCAACCCCGTCGTCGGCGCCGGCGGTTCGCTGACGGGCCGCTACACCGTGATCGGCAAGAGCGTCACCGTGCTGATCAGCTTGCTCGCGGGCTCCGCCACGACTTACGGCAACGGCGAGTGGGCTTTCAGCCTGCCGTTCGCTGCCGCGAACATCGGCACGGCCGCCAGACAATGGCTCGGGGCGGCCCTCGGCATCGTCCCCGGCAGCGCCTACTGGCCGGGCACCTCACAGGTCGAGTCCAACACCTCCGTGGTGCGGGCCCTGTCCCCGATGACCGCCGCCGGCAGCGCCAACGCACGCTGGGCCGCCGCCGTCCCCCAGACCTGGGCATCCGGCCACCAGCTCAACATCGAGATCACCTACGAGGCGGCGTGAGCGCCTACACCCTCGCGTGGTTCGGCTGCGACCTGCGCACCGGCGCGATCGCCGAAGAGCTGCGGGCCCTGCGCCCGACCCAGGCGCTCACCCGCCGGATCGGCGCGGCCACCAGCGTGCCAATGGAGCTCGACCTCGCCGGTGCGCCGCCGCACTGGGAGGCCGCCACGGACCAGGGGCGCACGCTGCAGGTCGCCGTGGACGAGACGACCGGGGCGATCGTCTGGGCCGGGATCACTGCCGAACGCGACGGCGGCAGCTCCCAGACGCTGACGCTCGGCGCGGCTACGGCCGAGTCGTACCTCGACCGCCGCTACCCGGGCGACTACACCGCCACCGCCACCGACGCGACCACCGTCATGGCCGCCCTCGCCGCCCCGGCAGCGAGCCTCGGGCCGCCGATCGAGTTCGACACCGCACCATCCGGCCTGCTCATCGACTACTCCATGCGCGACCTCGACGACAAAACGGTCATGTCGGGGCTGCAGGAGATCGCCGACATGGCCGGCGCGCCGGAGTGGACCGTGGACGTCGTCTGGGCAGACGCCGCCCAGACCCGTGTCAAGTTGGTCGTCCGGATCCGCCCGGCCATCGGCATCCAACTCGCCGTGCCCGGGGCGGTGTTCGATTTCCCGGGCTGCATCGGCGACTACAGGCTCACCGAGTCCTACGACCGCGGGCGCGGCGCCACCCGAACCGTAGCCCGTGGCGAGCTGGTCGACGGCGTCCGCACCACCAGCACGGTGCACACCGCCGACAGCCTGATCGCAGCCGGCTGGTGCCTGTGGGAGCGGCGCTGGACACCGTCCGCCGGAATCACCGACACCGCCCAGCTCGACCGGCACGCCACCGAGGCCATCACCCTGATGGGCACCGGCTCACGAGCCTGGACTGTCAACGCGGTCGCCTCCCGTGCGCCACGCCTCGGCACCGACTGGTCGCTCGGCGACACCATCGCGATCAGCATCGACCGCTCGCCCCGGCACCCGGCCGGGGCCCAGGCCGTCGCCCGCGCGTACGCGTGGAGCCTGGACGCCGCAGCGGACCGGGTGTCGCCGATCCTGCTGGAGGACACGTGACCACCCGAAACGACCAGCTCCCGCGCAGTCTCGGCGACATCGTCGGCCAGCTCACCGCCCTGCAGCGGCAGATCGACGAACTGCGCGCCCAGCAGCCGGACATGTCGGCCGCCGACGCCGTACTGCCGCCTCTGGACGCCGACACCTCCCGCTGGCCACAGACCACCGCCGGCGGCTACACCGCCATCGCCCGCTGCTCGAGCATCCGCCACGGCAGCGCCCTGCGCCTCGTCCTGGACACCGCGGCCACCAGTGGCTCCACCGGGTCAGTGCGCGTCATCGTCGCGGGCACCCAGTGGGGCCCGACCGTCGCCGCAGGCGCCCAGTTCGACTGGACCGCCCCGTTGCCAGCCCAGGTCGCCGCGGCCGGCCGCTACGACCTCACGGTCGAGGCCCAGCGCACCTCGGGCACCGGGATCGTGGCCGCGCAGACCCGCCTGATCCGCAACATCCCCTGACTTGGAAGGACCGTCGTGCACGTCGCGAACACCCTGTTCCAGCCCGACCCCGCCCTGCTGCCCCCGCTGCTGGACGACGTTGCGGCCTACGAGTACCGCTGCGGCCGGGCCGGCCGCCCGGGCCCGGCCGTCACCGGACAGCCCACCGTCTACGGCGAGCTGTGGCTCATGGCCGTCGCCCGGCAGACCTCCGACCCCGGCCAGTGGGTCGTCTACGCGATCACGTCCGAGGAGGACGTCCCCGGCTGGCCGTACGACACCGGCCAGTACACCGGCGGCCTCCGCAGCGGCGCCGACTGGGCCCGGCCGCTCGCCGCCGCCGGCCACCAGGTCGTGCTCCGCCACTACGCCGACTTCGGCGTCACGTCGACCGCGGCCGACGTCCCCCTGACCTGACACACCCTCACCACCACCCCGTCGCCGCCCGGCGCCGGGGCCCTCAGCATGCCCTGGAGGCGTTCGTGAGAGACGAGTTCGCCGCGCTGCTGCTGGGCCAGGTCGGCCAGCACGAGGGGCGCGATCCGGACGGCACGTGGAACAACATCCAGCGGTACAGCCAGGAGACACCTGGTCTGGAGTGGTCGGACGGGCAGCCGTGGTGCGCCACGTTCGAGGCCTGGGCCGCGCATCAGCTCGGCATGGACCGGCTGTGGCCGATGACCGCGTCGTGCCTGGAGGCCGTCGCCTGGTGGCAGGACCGGGACCGGTGGACGCCGTACCCGGTGCTCGGTGGCCCGTTCTACCTCGGCCCGGGCGGCGGCACCCACACCGGCGTGGTCGTGGCGTTCGACGCCGACACGATCACCACCGTGGAGGGCAACTCCAATGCCGGCGGTAGCCCGGAGGGGGACGGCGTCTACCGCAGGGTCAGGCCCCGCCGCGGACCCGGGTCCCCGTACGGGTACGGCGTCCCGGCCTACCCGGAGGGCACGGTGTCCGCGGACCCGGCCCTCGGCGGCACGCGCACAGCGGCCGTCTCCCCGCCGGCGGTCGTGCCGGCACCCAACCCCGCGGCCCGGCCGAGCGACCGGCGCCGCCTCGACGAGGAGGTGCGCTGACATGGCGCTGCTGAACGGACAGATCCCGAAGGGCTTCGGCCGAGATAACTCGATCACGATCCCGCTCCCGCCTCCGGACGGCGGAGCGATCGGCTGGGGCACCGGCTACCTGTCGGTGTGCACGGGCTACGGGGATGCGAAGGTTCGTGCCGCGGTCTTCAACGCACAGCTCGGCGACTACCGCGAGAGCTTCGTCGTGGCCAAGCGGCTCGACGGCCGCGTGTTGATCCCGCTGCAGGCCGGCGACCAGAAGGTCGACCTTGAGCGCGTGCCGCTCGGCCCGGCCGACAAGGGCACCTGCAACGCCGCGTGGCAGATCGAAATCACCCTCAAGGCCTGACGGCCTTTCAACCTCTGGAGACACCCCCATGCCGAGAATCCTCGGACGCGAGCCCGCGCTGTGGCTCACCCTCGTCGCCGTCCTCGTCAAGCTCGGCTCGGCGTTCGGCCTGCACGTGAGCACCGACCAGCAGGCCCTCATCAACGCCGCAGCCGCCGCGCTCGTCGGCCTGGTCGTCGCGCTCATCGTCGGGGACGGCCGCGGTGCGGCGGTGCTCGGACTCGTCCAGGCCGCGCTCGCCCTCGCCGTCGGATACGGCCTGCACTGGACGGCCGATCAGCAGGCGGTGGCGCTCAGCGCGGTCGCAGCGGCGGTGGCGATGTGGACGCGCACGCAGGTGACCGCACCGGTGCCGGCCGCCCGCCAGCTGCCGCCGATCCCGGCGGTGCGCGAGTGACCTCCCCGCCGTCCGACCCGGGCGTGGTCATCTCGCCCGGCCAGATGTACGCGGAGGTTCGGAGGATCGCTGACCGGCAGATCAGGATGGACGAGAAGATCGACCGGTTCCTGGAGGACCAGCGTGGCCATCAAAAGGAGACCAGCGATCACGAGAAGCGCTTGCGGGCGCTGGAGGCCCGGGTCTGGATGGCGATGGGTGCCGCCGTAGTCCTCGGCGCCGGGTCCGGTGCTGGCATCGCGCAGATCATGGGCCGCTGACCAAGTGTGAAATTCGCGGTTATGAAATAACGCCCGATCTCACACCTCCTCTGACCAGGAACTTCCCTGGCTTCGGGAACACCACCGCCCCGCTCGGCTTCGGCTGGGCGGGGCGGATTTGCTGTTTCCGGCGTGGCGGCACCGGGCGTTCGCCATGATGTGGCGTCATGGAAACCGACCCTCGTGATGTGCACATCATCGACCTCCGGGGCGCCATCCAGCGCACTGTCGCCATGCTCGGGTTCAGCGCCGGCCAGCTGGCGGTCGACGCCCCTGAGCAGGCAGAGCAACTGCTGGCCGCGGCCGAAGATCTGATGGCTGCTCTGGAGCGCACCATGCTGCCAGCGACCTGA